GGTTGTGTGCTACAAGTATTTCACCAGGCATGGGCAATCACAGACATCAATGGATTGCACCTAAGAAGAAAGAAAAAGGCAACAACGAAGGCAAGAAGATTCTTATGGAACTGTTTCCTGCAATGAAGTCTGATGAAATAGAACTGTTGAGTAAATTAATGACTGCAAAAGAACTAAAGGAACACATGCGTGATAGCGGAAAGGTATAAGTGCAAATACTGCGAACGTGAGTTTAGAAAAGAAAGCACACTGGCAGTACATCTTTGTGAGCAAAAACGCAGGTACCAAGAAGAGAAAGAAGTTGGTGTGCAAATTGGATTGCAAAGTTATTTAAAGTTTTACACCATGACACAGGGCAGTGCAAAACTAAAAACATACGCCGACTTTGCCACATCACCATACTACAAAGCATTTGTAAAATTTGGCAGACACTGTGTTGGTATAAACGCAATCAACGTGCCCAAGTTTGTTGAATGGGTAATCAAAGAAAACAAGAAACTGGATCACTGGTGTAAAGAAGCAGTGTATGATGAATACTTGGGTCAGTATATTAGAAGAGAAGCACTCACTGACGCACTTGAACGTGGCATTGAGTATAGTATAAAGTGGAGTGAAAAAACAGGGCACCCTGCACAGGACTTTTTACGTTATGGAAATGATAACAGTGTAGCATTTGCAATAAGTACTGGACGAATATCACCGTGGTTAGTTTTTAACTGCGAATCAGGACAAGCATACTTGGCAGATATGAATCCTGATCAAACAAAAATAGTATGGCCATGGATTGATCCAGACTTTTGGCAAAAGAAGTTTAAGGACTATCCGGCAGACCAAGCATACTGTGAAGAAATACTTAAACAAGCCGGATGGTAAGGAGAATAGAATGGGATTAACAAGACCAAAAGCAGTACAGTTAGAAAAGAAGCCTAAACTAAAAGACAATGACTTTATCATTGGCATGGTAAAAAGTGCAATACGTTTGGGTGCATGTTACATGCTATTTACAGGACATATAGAAATGGCCGCAGTAACATTCGCGATAGCAGAATTTGCTGGTATAGGAAACAGACTTATCTAATGATCTACATAGACTTTCAAGGTGGTGCTCATGGTAATTATCTTGAGTTTGTGTGCAACAAGTTTCTGGCTAAAGTACAAACCAGCGGACCAACACCATTTAACACATTAGGTTCATCACATTCAAAGAAATATTTGGAACCACAAGTGTTTCAGATGGGACACTACAGTTTTCAGTCCACTCCTATTCCTAATGATAGTAAAGTAATTGCCGTTACTATAACCAATGATGATCTCTTACCACTACAGTCAATTAGTTTATTACGTGCTGGTGATAGGAATATTGATCCAGATCAACTTGAAATAAACACTTATAACAAATGGAATAATGCCAATTACCAATGGGTACTAGATAACCTCATCAATGGCTTCTTTAAGGATCAGTTGACCGGCAGTTATAATGCAGTAAAAGATCAATCGTGGCCTGATGTATCAACAATTGAAGAATTTAAGACCTTACCAGACTGGATACAAGAAGAATGCGTTTACATGCATAATTTAGCTTTGTATGAACTAGATAGTGCAAGTCCAGACTGCCCAAGACACGTACTCAGAGAATTTTTTAAAATTGGATTTAAGGATCCTGAACACGCAGGATTTATTGCACAACAAAAGAATATGGTATATGATTCTAGCAATGATGTTAGCATTTTCCCCTACAGTTGTTTTTACAATACTGATCAGTTTATCACAGAACTTGAAAAGCTCGCATCTTGGTTAGGTTACAATTTTGAACCAACCGATGCATTTATAGATTTGCACAATCAATTTTTATCTAAACAACCATATAAACACAGTAAGATATATTGTGATGAGATTCTTGAACGTATCAAGAACGGAGAACAATTTGACTTTCCTGCATTAGATTTGTTGCAAGAAAGTTACTTGACAGCCCATATAGAGTTATGCTATAATATAGAATTATCAAACAACCTACAGTGGTTTCCGAACAGTAAAGAAATAATAGATGAGTGCTGATGTAGATATAGATTTTGCTGACAGGCAACACATAATGGATCTAATCCAGTGTACTCCTGCTAGACAGAATGCAGAAGGCAGGAAGCATAACAGTGGCGTGTATGTAACACCAATACCTGTTGATGCACCGAATGGTTGTGCAAGTATTGACTATGAATATGCAGAACAACGCGGTTACTTTAAATTAGATTTGCTTAATCAAAGTGTGTACACACTAATACGTGATCAGGCACATTATGATGAGATGTTAGCACAAGAACCCGACTGGACCAAACTGCAAGACAAACAATTTTGTGAACGTATAGTACACATTGGAAACTATCATGATCTAATTGTAGCAATGCAACCAGATAGCATACAACGTATGGCCGCATTTATTAGTATAATACGTCCAGGTAAAGCACACCTACAACGTAAACCGTGGGCGGATGTATTTGCAACTGTGTGGGATGGTGATGATACTGGCGGATTTGTGTTTAAAAAGTCACATGCAGTAAGTTATGCAAAACTGGTTGCATTACACATTAATCTACTCGACGAACAAGTGTAATACTGCGTCGTTTGATTTTCTTACGTGAAAGTTCTTGTAAGCTCGTGGCAGGTCCTAATATAATATCTAAATCTTTGTTAATAAAAGTTTTGAGATAAGGTTTGAACTGTTCCCAATCTTGTTTTAAGAATATGTTAATAGGTATGCTTCTATTTGATTCCCACCACCACTGATTTGCAAGCTCTAAAAAGTCACGTTTTTGTACTTCATGAACAATGCCACCAAAGTCGTAAATGGTTGTTATTTGATCATCTCTATTTTGTATAACACCAACATATTCATTACTTGCATACGTGCAAAATGTAATAAACGGATACCGTTCTGCAATCTTTTCGAATAGCTCTACGCCCATAAATACCTAGTAATTGGAGTTAAATTTAATGTATTCTACACCCGTCTATTTATATCAGCAAAAGCAGCAGGTACTATTACCTGCTACTGACGGTTCTTACTTTCAAAGGAGATGGCAACCAGTGTATGCTAAAAAATTAAAAGTCAACCGAGGAGTTGACAATGTCATATTGTTTGAATTTATCAATCAAGATCAAAAACCCGTTAACATCACAGGTAGTACAATCACATATAGAATGATGAGTACTAACGGAGACGAGTTGCTTATCCAAAAAGATTTAGAACATTTATCATTTGCATTTGGAAGAGCCAAAGTTACCCTTACCTGTGAAGAACTAGATAATATTGCCGAACAAACTGCTACTTGGAGTTTGGAACGTGCAAGTGGTAATTTACACGAAGCAGTGTTTACAGATGCATACAGTGCAGGACGCGGACAGGTTGACATTGTTGATAGTGTATATCCAGACTTTGTTGAAAGTACCATACTTGAACTTCCAGAACCAGAGATAAAAAGATCTGCCGCAAACCAAAATCGAAACTACACCAGTATGGCATACACTGCTAATAATACACTCACTACATTCCAATTGGACTTTGATAATTTTACTGGAAATGTTATAGCACAAGGCAGTGACACACAAATTGGTCCTGATTGGTATGATATTGGATCGCAAACTGTTTATACCAATCAAAATACACGAAGTTATATTAATATTGATGGCAGACACAATTGGATACGTTTTCAACTCAATCAATATGGACTATCTGCAGACGGTGTTGCAACAGTAGCCAACGGAGCAGTAACTGCCATAACATCTGGTGGCGGGTCAGAATGGTTTGGTGCAGGCAACCCTAACGTTGATATTGAAGGAAATCCAGGCGGAACTGGAGCAACTGCGACTGCAACATTAAACGCCAATTCGGTGGGTGAGATTACAGTCACCAATGGCGGACAAGGATATATAGAAGTACCATTAGTTAAAATCAATAATGGAAGGATTACACAAATCCTTTATCGCTAGGAGGTACAATGCCAATTAAACGTGTTATTGCATTTGGATGCAGTTGGACATATGGCGACGAATTAATAGACCCTCAATTTAGACATCTTAACGAAACAGAGTTTCGTGATCATTATGACGAAAACAAACCTTGGCGCTTGGCAAACTGTTATGCAGGATTGGTTGCTGATCATTATGGATTAGAGTTAGAAAATTGTGCATTTCCAGGTAGTAGTCTAGAAAGCATGAGATGGACTATGAATTGGATGATGACTAACCGTGATGATTTAGAAGATACCTTGTGGTTGGTTGGTTTAACTAATGCTACACGTATTAGTTGGTTTAATCCACAACACGAAGTAAGTATGAAAGATCCTCCTTGGAATAGACATTTACATAGCACATGGCTAACACAACCTAATCCAGATATTGACGACAACTGGTTTCAATTACAAAAATTATGGCTTGGCATGAGCTATCATAGAGAATGGGCAGATTACAATCACAAGATGACTGTTAATTTATTTGATTATGCACAACAACGAACTGGAGCAACTGTGATACAGTTTAACGTGTTACCAAATAATTATCAAACTACTGCTCCTACGTTGTTGTATAATAACTCATCATGGCAGGAAATTCTAATTTCTAAAAGAAAAGAATTAGCCGTAGAACCCTTTGCTTCAGGAGGACATCCAAATGAAAAAGGGCATGAAATTATATCAAAACACTTGCTAGAACACATAAAGTATGCTAATATATTAACATAATGTTAGACATCTTAAGTTACATTCCGCAGAAGCGAAAACAAACTAGTTCTGGTTGGGTAAGTTTTAATGCACCTTGTTGTGTACACAAAGGCGAGTCACAGGACAAACGTTTGCGTGGAGGTATAAAACAAGCAGAAGATGACTGGAGTTATCACTGTTTCAACTGTGGCTTTACTGCAAGTTTTGTTGCCGGACGTAGTGTTGGTTACAAGGCACGTAAGTTACTAGAATGGCTAGGTGTTGATCCAACTGATATTGAAAGGCTCAACTTAGAAAGTTTAAAACGTAAAAGTTTGTTAGACTTAACTGCTGAACGTAATACAATTAAACAAAAGCAGATTGACTTTGAAGAACAAGAAATACCCGTAGGTGTTGAACGTATAGATACAAACAACAAACTACACTTCCACTATGTGGATTATTTGAAACAACGTGGTATAGTATTTGGTTATCCTTTCCTAGTAGATAAGAAACGTGGCCCTAGAGATAGAATTGTTGTGCCTTATACATACAAGAACAGGATAGTAGGACACACGTCACGTTACTTGGACAGTCGTACACCAAAGTTTATAAACAGTCAACAACCTGGCTATGTGTTTGGATATGATTTACAAAAGTCTGACTGGACCAGTGCTATAGTTGTTGAAGGTATATTTGATGCACTAAGTATATCTGGCTTGGCATGTATGCATGAAACTATAAGCAAGGATCAAGCACAATTGCTAAAGCAATTGGAACGTAGAATTATAGTTGTACCTGATCAGGATCGTGCAGGATTAAGTATAATTGATGCCGCAGTAGAACACAAGTTTGAAGTTAGTATACCAGAGTGGCCAGAAGATGTGAAAGATGTAAATGATGCAGTGGTGCGTTTTGGTGTAGCAGAAACACTACAACAGATACATCAGTGTGCAGAACGTAGTAAAATAAAAATTGAAATGGCAAAGAAACGTCTAATGAGGACAGTATGACAGAATATAATTATGATGTACAAAAATTATTTTTAGAAATGATGATGCAAGATGCACAAAGTTTTCTAAGGGTACAAAACATATTTAATGAAGATAATTTTGATAGAGATTTAAAACAAACTGCAAAGTTTATCTATGATCATGCCAATGAACATAAGACATTGCCAGACAGAGCACAGGTTAAAGCAGTAACAAATATAGACTTATTGGAGATTCCAGATCTAAACAATGGACAAACAGATTGGTTCTTAGGAGAGTTTGAAGCATTTACAAGACGTACTGAATTAGAACGTGCCATACTTAAAAGTGCAGACTTGTTAGAAAAGGGAGAGTATGATCCTGTAGAAAAATTAATTAAAGACGCAGTACAAATAAGTTTAACAAAAGACTTGGGTACAGATTACTTTGAAGATCCAAGAGCAAGGCTTGCGGCACTGAAAGACAACAACGGACAGAATTCAACTGGATGGCCAAAGTTAGACAAACTACTCTATGGTGGATTCAACAGAGGTGAACTACAGATATTTGCAGGTGGTAGTGGATCTGGTAAGAGTTTGTTTATGCAAAACTTAGCAGTGAATTGGATGGAAGCAGGACTCAGTGGAGTATATATTACACTTGAATTAAGTGAAGGATTAACCGCAATGCGTGTTGATAGTATGTTAACAAACACTCCAACAAAACAGTTGTTTAAGGACATTGAAACTGTTGAAATGAAAGTGAAGATGATGGGGAAGAAAGCAGGAGCATTACAAATAAAGTATATGCCTGCACAAAGTAATGTAAACGACATAAGAGCATTTGTAAAAGAACTTAGCATAAAGCAAGGCAGCGAAATAGACTTTATGTGTATTGACTATCTGGATTTGCTTATGCCAGTTAGTGCTAAAGTATCTCCAAATGACTTGTTTGTCAAGGACAAGTATGTAAGTGAAGAACTGCGTAATCTATCAAGAGAACTTAACATACTGTTTGTAACTGCATCACAGTTAAACAGAAGTGCAGTTGAAGAAATTGAATTTGATCATTCGCACATCTCGGGTGGTATTAGTAAAATTAATACTGCTGACAATGTGTTTGGTATATTCACAAGTAGAGCAATGCGTGAACGTGGTAGATATCAAATACAAGCTATGAAGACTAGAAGCAGTAGTGGTGTTGGGATGAAAGTAGACTTGGAGTTTGACATAGAAAGTTTGCGTATACGTGACCTAGGTGATGATGAAGAATACCAACAGTTTAAGAAACAAAGCAGTAGTATCTATGATCAAATAAAAGCCAAGACACTTACAACAGATACTGCAAATGATGCAACTGTTGAAGACGAGCCAGGCAAAATTGTTGCTGATGTACAAAGTACAAAACTTAAACAGATGTTAGCAGGTATCAAAGCAAAAGGTTAAGCATATTGATCTATCGGCATTGCTTTAACGTTCTTGCGTTTTACTTTTAGATAGTTACTGTTGTCTTTGGTCCACATTTGTCCTTCGCCCACTACTACACTATCACGTGCATACTTCACAGGCTTATCAACTACAAGATCAACATAGCGTCCTTCGCCTACACCTAGTGTAATAAAGTGTATGTAATTTTTTGCATCGCTTTTAAACACTCTACTGGCTGCAATTATACCTGCAAACTGAAACTTGTCTAAGAATAAATTTTGCAATCCCATGTTTGGCAAAAAGCCAGGACTGTTCCATGCACCATGTTGTTTAAAACTTTCAACCGGATCCTCTGTAATCCAATTGTCAAAGCCTAAATCACGCAGATCCCAACCAGCACGTTTTGCTTCGTTGCGATATACCCAACGTGCATATGATCCTTGACAATGTTTTAGACAAGCACGCCAGAATTGTTTCGGATTGTACACTTTATGGTATGCTAGTGCCCATATAAGTCTACCCAAATTAACTGCGTGTGCTCTACACAAGCCAAACCCACTTAGCGACTGCATTTGTTCATAGATATCATGCTTGTCTGGATGGTCACCAAGTCGTGCCATAAATTGCATCATCTTCTCTTCATTCTTTTTTGCAAAAGCACGTCTGTACATGTCTGCTTCATATGGCGATATACCAATCAGCTTCATTATTTTGTGTATAGCATCATCTTCGTACACTATTGCATTCTTTTGTATACCTTTTTCACTCCAGTCACGAAACCAACTGGCCTTACGTCTGCCTTCCATAGCAACAGGACGTACCAACGCACTAGCAAATACACAGTCCTCAACTCCTGTTGGTTGTAATGCACGGAATAGTCTCTTCATTGTAGGAGACTCGCCTTGTGTTACGCCAAGCACGTCACCACGGCATAGTAAATCAGCAACTTGATCGTCCTCTTTTGGATATGCATCTAGTCTTGTGTGTGGATCTATTTCTAATAGTTGTGATAATCCTCTGTTTGCAAGTATATCTACCTTTAGGTGTTCCAAATCCTCTACTTCATTTTTATCAAGCAAGATAAGATTATCATCGCGGAACAAGCTCTTGGGCAATGCTCTGTCAAACACAAGCACACCACCACAGTGTTTGCTGATACAACGTTTCTTACCCATTAGTTTGCGTTCGATACGTCTTGCTTCTTGTTCATCAACGCCTAGTTTTGCGTAGTCTATTTCTTTTGGCAGTCTGCCCTTTGCTCCAAGACGTTTGGCGGCTTCACGCCGTGCTGACTTTTCTCTGTAAAGCACATAGTTTGATATTCTAGCACTCTGTGTTGGCCATTTATCAAACACACGTTGCATTGCAAGTTCTTGTTTGTGATGGGGTATGTCAATGTCCACATCGGGTAAATCATCTCTATAAGGATTTAAAAAACGTGCGAGTGGTATGTTCCACTCAATAGGATCAACGTCAGTTATACCCATGAGATAGCACACCAAACTGCTACCAGCACTGCCTCTGGTCATGTGAGGTATGTCTTTGTTGAGATCAAGTATGAGTCTTATTTTGAGAAAGTAATCTGTAAAGCGTTGCTGAAGTATAATTTCAAATTCTTCTGCTAGTCTGTTTTGATATTCTTCGCCTTTTGGAGTTGGTCTTCTAAATTGTTCTAATAATAATTGTATTTGTTCTATTTCTGTTTTCATGTTGCCTATGTTTGCCTATGTTTGCCTAAATGTGCCTATGTGCTATATTTAACTATAAGTATTTGTATGACAGAATTTTGTAGACATCTTAGTAATGCATTTACCATTAACAACAACGGCACAGATTTCTCTATTAGCCCATGTTGCTATTTTACAAAATCAAATACTGTTCAAGATCTTAATTTTTTACCTAAACTCAGAAAAAAATGGATAGCAAGTGATCTTGAAACTAATTGTCGTATATGTCTAAACCAAGAAGAACAAAAACAAACTAGTTATAGACAAGCCGGCTTTGATATTATGGATAATGTTGAAGGTTTACAAATGCTAACAATCGCAGTTACTATGCAATGTAATTTAGCATGTACAAGTTGCGGTAGCCATAGTAGTAGTTTTTGGCATGACGAGAATGTGCGGAACGGTATTGCATCTGGACCTTTTGTTGATCGTAAAGGAGTAGATGCAGACAATAAACTAATAAAATGGTTTCACAGTTTAGATACAAGCAAATTAAAGTACATCAAGTTTGGCGGCGGCGAACCATTGATGAACAATACACACAGAAAAATACTGGAATTGATTGACAACCCACAGGATATTGTGTTACAATATACAAGTAATTACACACTATTTCCATCAAAGGCTACTATCAAACAATGGGAAAGATTTAAATTAGTAAAGGTTATTGGAAGCATAGATGGAGTTGATGAACAATTTGAATATCTAAGATGGCCAGGAAAGTTTAATACAATCAGCAAAAACATTAATAAGGCAAAAGAAATTTATCCAGGTAATGTAATGTTTGGAATTGAACACACACTTAATCCGTTTAATGTGTATTATTATGATCGTATAGAAGAATGGTATAATCAAACAATAGCAACAAATCGTTTTGGAGATAAAAGTGATTTCAATATTCATCCATGTTACGGAAACATTGGAATTGACAAAACCCCTCCTCTTCTAAGAGACAAGGTAAAAGACAAATATGGTATCAACCATCCAGTAAGTATAATGTTGAATCAGTATCCGTATACAGAACATAAGACTGCAATAGATTGGGTAGAAAAATTAGATGAATGGCGAGAACTTAAATGGCAAAACACCTTCAGCGAGATTGCCCAATATTTTAATAGCCACTGATTTTGCTTGTGGTGGTATTGTTATTACCATTCTAAACAATAAGCAAATTATCTGGAGTCCTCGATTAGAAGGCAGTGTAGGTGGGCGAGAACACCAACTACTCAAAAACCTTAAAAATTTTGATCAGAATCTTAAACAGTGCAAATCGGATGTTTGGTATCAGACGCATGATGAAACAATACCTCTAGAATATTTTAATAAAAAATTAATCATTACTACAGAGAATATAGAAAGCCGATACATAATATTTGCAAGATGTCAA